TGCTGTCATTGGTATCGTACTTGATACCACGGTAAGTGACTTGTGCCATGTTGTTACTCCTAAAGTAGTTGGATTTTAAGGTCCGTTCCTTTAGTCGTTTGCGTCCCCGAAGGGATGAACGAAATCCGTTCCGCGACTTACTTGCGGCCCATATGGGCTGAACGTGTTGGTATTATAACATACCATAGTATATAGTCAAGCAGGAATGTAACATCTGATACCATTTTTACATTACTTAAAACGATAAAGGAATCTCTCTCTTATACCAGCAGCACTAGCATTTACTTCACATAATTTCATTGCCCATATCCTATCATCTAAACTAACTTCTCTACCTAATTTTATCCTGCAACATATCTCTGTAAGACGTAACCTATAATCTTTACTTAGCATAGTCCAGTACCACAGTCTATAAGTTACTCTTAACATGTTCTATTGCTTTAGGAAGGAGATAATATTCTCTTCTTTGAATTGCTTTGGTTAATGTTTCAATATCATCAGTAGGAAGAATAGGAACTTCTGATTGCAATATAACCTCACCACCATCCAATTCTTCATTAACATAGTGAACGCTCACTCCAGTCATCTCATCACCACTCTCTAATGCCTGTTCAATAGCATGTAACCCCTTATACTTAGGGAGCAATGATGGATGTAAATTTATAATCCTATTAGGGAATGCATTAATTAACTTAGGTGTTACTATTCTCATCCAACCTGCAAGAACAATAAGGTCCACCTTCCATGCGTTCATAATATCAATGATAAGATCTTCTTGCTTACTACTAACATGAGTATGAGGTATACCCAATTTATCTGCCCTCTTTGCAGCACCGCATTTCTTCTTGTTGTGTACCATCACCACAACTTCATCCTCTCTACAAGTCCGAACCATATTCTCAAAGTTTGTGCCGTTGCCACTACACATAACGCCAAGTCTCATTGTACCCCCTCCATACCAAGACCTGCTCTCTTATCCCACTTCTGATCTGCATACTCACCATCAACATCCACATACATTAAAAAAACTTGAGAATGTTTATTGCCCGTATACTTTCTCCTCCAATGTGGATACATACCTTTATATACACAGATATCACCCACATTCATTTCATATGATTTAACCTTACCTGGTTTCTTCTCAAAAAATATAGGCCAATCAACTTCTTTCTCTATACAGCAAGTTACACCATACTCACCTGCTGGACGATCAGTATGTCTCTTTAAAAAACTCTTGTTATAATATATCCTCCCATAACTGTAAGTGGGATACAACTTCTTAGAAACTGTTTGCTCCACTAAAGGTTGTAAATGTACTAGTAATGCTTCTAAGAAAAAAGGTGCATAATAACCTGTTGACCTTGAGGTTATTTTATCTGGAGGATATCCTAAAGCATGAAAGAATAAATCCATATTCAATGAAATATACTTACACATCTCGTTAGAAATAGCATTCTCAATCACAGTAATCATTCTATGTAATTTTTATTGGCTCCAATCCTGATAGGGTGGTTCTTCTTCCACTACAGGGTGTTTAAAATGTTCAACCTCAAAGTAAGAGGGAGGTAGTGGTTTCACATCATCATATGCTGCTGCCAATCTTCTCTTATGTTCTCTCTCATCTAATACTTCATTAATAAGAATCTTTAATTCCTTTGTCAACTCAGGAGTTATTATTCTTCTAGGGGTTTTTAGAGCAGGTTTATACACTCTCTTTTCACCCTTAAACTTTGCCGCCTCTTCTGGACTCAGTTTAGGACTCAGCCCTTGAGTATCGATGTAATCAATCTTGCTTGAGTTGTCTGCCATGCTTATCAACCAATCCTAGTTTTTTTATTTGACCAAAATTAGACTTCTGACTTTTCTTAATCTTCTTATATTGTTTAATTAATTTATCTACTTCATCAGTAGATACATTAACAGTCAACTCATCTCCCTTCTCTGAGAGAGTCTGTTGAGCAAAGCCAAATCCACCTGATTCATCCTGCCTCTTTTCAGTATCATCTATCCACTCATTTATTCCTTCCTGTATTTCATCACGAATGAGTGCATCTATCTGTGCCTTAAGCAGTTCATCACTCATCCCTTTCTCCTCTTCTTTTTCTCAGGTGGTTTGTATCCCCATCGGGTTGGATTGACTGCTCCAAATCCATACTCAATCCTCTTCAGATTTTTCCCATACTTATCATAATACATATCAAAAATGTTTACCTTCTTACTAGAACGAGTTACATCTAATAACTCATTCCCATCTACATTATACCAAACCAAAAAAGCATCAGTCGGAAAAGACTTATCATTTGCCTTCTCCAATGATGTATTATCTAATAAAATCTGACAGGAATATTCTTCCGGTCTCATTTTATCCTCTTCCTGATGTTCTTCAGCGACCTGCTTCTCGGTTTTAACTTCCGCCGTCATGAACGACCACCCCATGTAATGTCAGGGTAAGCTTCTTCTACCGCATCACGAGTAACCTTATACTTCTTATTGAGTTGACCGTCCTTTACAAGAACAAGTATCTCTGCTTCTTTTGGATGAAGTCCTTCAAGAATTTGAATGAACATAGATTCTCTACGAGTCTTAGATAGTTGATCATTCCCACCCTTCACAAAATGATAGAGTTGCTTGTACTCTCTTCGCAAAGAAGTGTGATCAGTACCTACAGGAACTTCATTAAGGTTATAAGGAACTTCACCTTCTGGAATCATGGATACCACACTGGGATCAAAATTCCATATAAAAACACTCTTTAGAGCATCGTTTTCATACTCCCTAAGAAGTTCTACCTTCTTTGCTTTAGACCTAGCTTCATCAACCAATTCTAGAATCTCAAACATAAAAGGATTAGGTGGTAACTTTACCTTTGCCTGAGAAGTTTTTGGTTTTCTAGTCGTTGCTGTCTTCTTCGTCGTTGTCATAATTGTTTTCAAAACGTACTGCTACAATTTCATCAGGAACTAATTGCCCATTTGCATCAAACATCTCTGGATGAGTATACACTATCTGAGGTGTGGTTTCATAAGAATGTTGTCTTGCCATCCATCCTACCATACCTCCCACTATTAATGCAAGGAATGAAACTACTGTTGTCAAAGTTAATGTTACTATGGTCGATTCCATGACGCTTCTCCTCCTCTGAGATTTTATTTCTTTTGGATATCCAAGTAAAAAGTAATCTCTCTCTTGAAAAAAGAAAACTTTAACTGAAATACTTTCGCTTGTGGTTTCTTCCTCCTATTTCTTAATAATAATTCCACACCCCGATTGATTTCGGGTTTGTCATTATTTAGATCGCTTTTTTCTGCGTCTGCTTCTTGTTCCAATACCGTTCCCTCTCTTTCATAGCGAGTAGTTCCCTGTTCTTCTCTCTATACCGTGCTTTCTGTGCTAAACCTTGCTCCCTATGTTCCTTCTTATACTCTCGGTCCTTTCTTAAGACCTCCTCACGGTTAGTCTCACGATACTTTTTAACTGCCAATAGATTAGCAACTCTTCTACCCTCCTCTGTTAAAGGATTATAAGGGTTATACTCACCATCGTCAATAGAGATAGGACCATTAACATTAAATGTCTTATTGAGTAAAGATACATCAATCATTTCTTCTTCCTCCTACCTGGACGACGGTCATGTTGATACCTCACTGCATCTTCTAGGATTCCTCCCAGGTATTTCATTATCTTTCTTGCCTGAGGCTTAGGAATATGATGATATGCCTCACGCAATTGTTGATGATTAGAATCCTTACCTCCTTTAATATACTCCTGAAGTTCTAATGTTTGTTCTGCCAGTTCCCTTGCAGTAGAACTGTGAAGGAAAGCATCCACCTCTGCCTTTGTTGTCTTACGATACTTTAAAAATTCGTAAAACTTAAGTTGCATTTTTCCTTCAAAAGCATACTCAATGGCATGTTCTATCAAATCATATACATTTTCAAAATCGTCTCTCATTAGACTAACTTGTTCTCTTTAAGGTATGCTACAGTTTCAGTACAACCCCCAAGATTATCTCCATTTAATACGACTTGAGGAAAGGTAGAACCTTGACCAAACTGTTGGTAAAAACTTTCTCTATCGAAGTCCTTACCAAGTTTATATATTACATGCTTAAGTTTTGCAAGTTCTAATACTTCTTGAATCTTGGTGCAATAAGGGCAACCTTCACGGGAATATACTGTAAAGTTCATAAGATCAGACATACGTTTTTAAAAATTTTATTTAGTTAGACATCATATTTTGACAGGAAATCACAATAGATGTCAATGTCCTCAGGAGTAGAGGTGCCATCATTAATACTATGGATGGCTTCTCTAAGTCTATCAGCATCATATTCTTCCTCCTCAGTCACATGCTTAAGTTTTGCAAGTTCTAATACTTCTTGAATCACTGTAAAGTTCATAAGATCAGACATACGTTTTTAAAAATTTTATTTAGTTAGACATCATATTCGGATTTCTCCTTGATATCATATTCAATCACAATTTTTTTACTGGTTCTGCCATTGTGATCAGCAGTAGTAGATTGACTCCACTCACCTTTAAGTAACTCTTCCATTAACTTTCTATCCAACCCACACATATTTACACAATTCTCAACTGACTTCTGAACAGACTCTAAACCATCAGGATACCTCTTAATCCTAAACCCGTGCTTATCTAACTCGTTACCTTCCTCATCATACTTTCTGTCTTTAATATCAGATTGAAACTCACTCATCATCCCACCTCCCGGTAATGTGTCCGACTAAAAGATAAAACCATACCACACCCATAACCATAATACAAAATACTCTGATTGAACTAGGTGAAGTATCAATCATTTTGCCTTCTTCCATGCCTCAATAAGCATTTGAAGTTCCTTAATCCTTTCTTCTGCTCTTACAATTCTCTCATCTCTGCCTGACATTATCTCCCCTCCCTAGATTTGTTTCTAATAGTTATATGATTACCTTCCACTTGAAACTCTAAGTAGTCAGTATGATCCCACCCAAGGTCATCATAAAGTTTATTGAGTTTATCCATATCACTCCACAAATCA